TTGACGGTTATTTTGTGTTCAACGAGCCGAACTCGCAAAGAGTATGGGTGACACAACTGCTTGATGGTTTGTCTATTGACCCCTTGGATTTTGCGAGCGCGGAGGGTTCACCAGACGGGCTAGTCTCTCTGATCATTGACCACCGAGAAGCGTGGCTGTTTGGCACGAACTCAGTGGAGGTCTGGTACAACTCGGGCGACCCTGACTTCCCCCTTACTCGCATCCAAGGCGCTTACAACGAGATTGGTTGTATTGCCCCCTACTCGGTCGCCAAGATGGATAACTCCGTCTTCTGGCTCGGCGCAGACCCTCGCGGTCAGGGTATCGTCTATCGAGCCAATGGTTACACGGGCGTTCGCATTTCTACGCACGCCGTAGAGTTTGCCATCCAGAGTTACGGCGATTTGACTGACGCGGTGGGCTACACCTATCAGCAGGACGGTCACACGTTCTATGTGCTGAACTTTACCAATGCCGATACGACGTGGGTGTTTGACGCATCAACAGGTGCATGGCACGAGCGCGCTGCGTATCGTAACGGCAAGTTCAAGCGCCATCGCGGCAACTGCCATGCTCGCTTTAACGGTCAGCCGATTATTGGTGACTACGAGAACGGCAAGTTGTATGCGTTTGATTTGGACGTGTATTCCGACGATGGGCATGTCCAGAAGTGGCTGCGCCGCTGGCGTGCGCTGCCGACTGGCGCTAATGACCTCAAGCGTACCGCGCATCATTCGCTCCAGATTGATTGCGAGACTGGCGTTGGCCTGAACGGTATTGACCCGTTTGACCCGCCGGTTGAAATTACTACCGAAAACGAAATCTGGATTAACACCGAAACGGGTGGCCCTGCGCTGACTGCCAATCTTGGCACTAACGTCCCGCAAGACATCATCACGCAAAACGAACTGTACGAGATCGGCGTCGTGCAGGATGAGGGGTTAACGCTGGCGCTTGATGGCCCAACAGTGGTTGGCGCCAACCCGCAGTTGATGCTGCGTTGGTCAGACGACGGCGGTCACACTTGGAACGGCGAGCGCACGACCTCAATGGGTCGCACTGGTCAGTACGGCACTCGCGCTATCTTCCGTCGCCTTGGCATGACGCTAAAACTGCGTGACCGCGTGTACGAGATTAGCGGCACCGATCCCGTTAAGGTCGCCATCATGGGCGCCGAACTACAGATTAGTCCGACGGCATCGTAATGGCACAGAACATCACGCAAATCCCTGCGCCGCGTGTTCCGTTTATAGACGAACGGACCGGCCTTATTTCGCGTGAATGGTTCCGCTTCCTCAACAATCAGTACCAACTGACGGGTGGCGGCACTACATCTACTTCTATTGCCGACCTTGAGATTGCGCCGTCGCTGGCCGCTAACGTCGAGGACGAAGTTGCCGTACTGCGTACTCAAGTTGACGATCTGCAAAAAGGGCCGCCTCGGTTTGAGCCGGGTCTAATTAACTACGGGTCGTTTTTCTCAACGCAGACGCAAGCGGCTACGATTATCAATACGGCTAAAGCCATCACGTACAATAACGCCGACCCGGCTTATGGCGTGTACCGCGACCCTGCTGATAGCAGCAAGATTAAAGTTACTCGCCCTGCTATCTACAACGTGCAGTTTTCTATCCAAGTCGATAAGACTTCGGGCGGCACGGGACGGCTGTACATTTGGCCTGCTATCAACGGCACAGCGGTAGCCAACTCAGCGTCGTTGATTCAAATTCAAGGCAACAACGCTGAAATCTTTTCGGCGGCTAACTTTTTCTTGCCGTTATCTAACGGCGACTTCTTTCAGTTGTATTTTTCCGTAGACGCTTTGGACGTGCAGTTACAGCAATTCGCCGCTGCTCCGCCCGTTCCAGCCATACCTTCTATCATTTTGACTGTTATGCAGGTGTACGTATGACCGTTTACCTTTCAGCCTTTGCTGGCGCCGGAGCGCAATTCTTTACCGACGACAACTCAGTGCTGTCGGGCGGAAAGATTTACACGTATGCGGCTGGCACCACGACTCCGCAGGCAACCTATACCTCGGTGGCCGGTACGTCTGCTAACTCCAACCCAATCATCCTTGACTCTGGCGGTCGCTTGCCAGAGGACATGTGGCTGTCAGAAGGCGTGCTGTATCGCTTTGTGCTACGCGACGCCAACGACGTGCAGATTGGTGAATACGACGACATCGGCGGCATCAACGACATATCTACGCAGTCTGTTGCATGGTCAACCATTACAGGTACGCCGACGACGTTGGCTGGGTACGGAATTACTAACGGCCTAACCACAACGGCTGCTGCGGCAACCTACGCGCCGATTGCCTCGCCCACGTTTACCGGCACCCCGCTGATTCCCGATAACGATTCGCCCAGCGTCAACTACGCCGTGGGCTATCGAGAAGCCCCGCCGGTTAGCAAAACTGCTAACTACCAGTTGGTGCTGGCAGATCGCGGCAAGTCCATTCTGATGAACGGCACGTCGTTGACTCTGACGATTCCGGCCAACTCGGCTGTGGCGTTCCCGGTCGGCACGGTCATTATTGTGGTCAACCTCAACGCTACGGCGCTGTCGATTGGCATTACGACCGACACGCTGACGCTGGCTAACAGCACGACGACCGGCACTCGCACGCTCGCGCAGAACGGCTTGGCGACCTGCGTCAAGATTGGCTCAACCTCGTGGCTGATCAGCGGAGCGGGATTGTCCTAATGGGCGGCGCTACCCTAGCAGCAGCGATTGCAGGCACGACCGGAGGGTCTGGTGGTGTCTTCGATTTTAACTCTGGGTCTGGATCGGTAGCCATTCCCACTGGAGCCACAGGCGCAACCATCGAGGTATGGGGCGCAGGCGGTGGTGGCGGCTACGGTACGGTAACGAACATCTTTGGTGAGTTCGCCTACGAGCCACAGGAAAACCCCGGTGGCGGTGGTGGTGGTGGCGCCTACGTTAAAACGGTATTGGTGCTGACTGGTGCGGATACCAATAAAACTATCCTGTACACTGTCGGCGTGGCTGGCGCAGGTGGGTCACTTGGCGATGCGGTAGGCGGCGCTGGCACTCAGTCAGTGGCGTATGCCGGAACGTATGCGCTGCCCGAGATGATCGCAACGGGGGGATTTGGAGGCTACGGTGGCATCGGTATTTACGGCAGCCAGCAAGGCGCTGGCGGTACGGCAATATTTACGTCGCCTGCGACGGGTTCTAATGGTAACGGCGGAGCGGCTTTTACGCAGACAGGTGCGGCTGCAATCGCTGGTGTGGGTAGCCTTACTGGTGGCGCTGGCGGTGACGGTGGCGATCCGGTAGAGGGCGGCGCTGTTGGTCTGCCTGGGTCTAATGGCCGCGTCCGAATAGTATTTACATAGGTGACACATGGCAGTTAACGTCAAAGTCCTGATCCCCGCAAAAATTGCGGAGAACACCCAAGTAACTCAATACATTGCCCAGAACGTGTCGGCCATTATCGACAAGTTCACGGCGACCAATTACAGCGCTGCGGCGGCTACCCTGTCGGTCAACCTCGTGACGCAGTTTGACTCCTCGGGCAACCAGAACTTGATCATTAAGAACAAGACGCTGTTGCCGAGCGAGACGTACACGTTCCCCGAACTGGTCGGCCACGTCCTGCAACCGGGCGGGTTTATCTCGACGATTGCCGGTACGGCGTCGGCTATCAACATCCGTTCGTCGGGGCGAGAAGTCTCGTGACAGAACTCGTAGATGATCGGGAAAAGGCTCTTGAGGTCGGCTACGCCGCTACCGACTGGAGCAACCCGGTTTCCTACGAGCAGTACAAGCAGGCTATGTCGGATTGGTCTGTAAAAGGAATTGTGAGGGACGGCAGCCTAATAGGCGCTGCCTACTTCAAGGGCGATGAGATTCACGTATCGGTGTTGCCGGAATGGCGGCGTCGATGGGCGACAAAAGGTGTGTTAAAGCAGTTGTTTGCAAACCACACCGTAACGACTAAAGTAACGCCTGGGCATGAGTATATGCACGGGATTCTGGGGCGTTTGGGATTTGTCAAGCGCGGCGAAGAATTCGTAAGAGGTCCGCAAAATGGGCATTGAAACAGCAATTATTGGTAGTGCATTGGCTGGTGGCGCGGCAAGCGCTATAGGCTCTAGAAAAGCCGCTAAAGCACAGCAAAAAGCCGCCGATCAGGCCGCGCAAGTACAGCGCGAGACGTTTGAGCGTCAGGTAGAACTGCAAGAGCCATTTCGGCAAGCAGGCATTACCTCGCAGAACGAACTAATGCGGCTGCTTGGCATTGGCGGAGACGCTTCTGCTGCTGACTACGGGATGCTGACCCGTCAGTTTGGCGAGCGCGATTTGCAAATGGACCCCGGTTACGGCTTTCGTCTGCGCGAAGGCGAGAAGGCTTTGGAGCGTATGCAGTCTGCTCGCGGCAATATGCTTTCTGGTGGAGCAATCAAGGCCGGTCAGCGCTTTGGGCAGGACTTGGCCTCGCAAGAATACATGAACGCCTTTAATCGAGCGCAGGCGCAGTTAGGCACGCGCTTGGGAACGCTTGGTAGTCTGTATGGCGCTGGTCAGGCTTCTGCACAGCAAATCGCCGGTCAGGCCGGACAGATGGGCGTGAATGTTGGAAACCTTATGACGCAAGGCGGTCAGGCTCGCGCGTCTGGATATTTGGGGCAGGCTAATGCGCTGTCTAACGCGCTTGGTCAGGCCGCTATGGGATACGGCATGTATAAGGGCGGTTATTTTGGGCCAACTAGCGTAACGCCTGGTGGCGGTCAAAATCTTCAAGCATTGAACTACATGGGTCCGCAATACGGAAATCTGGGGTAAGCCATGGCAGTTATAGGCGCAACACAAATTGATCCAGTCAACATCCTTGGCTCGTATGCACAAGGCATGGAAGTAGGCCGTGCCAATCGTTTGGCAAGAACTCAAGAAGCCGCTGCCATGCGAGACATGCAGGAAAAGGCTGCGCTTCGGAACATGCTGACTGGCGCCACAGAAAAAGACTTAACTGACCCAGAATTTTTAAATCGGCTTGCCGTAACGCCTGGTGGCGCTCCTGTAGCGCAATCGCTTTCGCAGACAATGGCCGCCCAGCAAACCGCTAAAAAGACTGGTTTGGAAATTAAAGCGGAAGAGCGAAAACAGTTAAGAGAGACGTTGAACAACACAATGAGTCTTTTGCGGGGAGCAATAAAAGACCCCACTTCTTATGGAACGCGCCTTCAGTTGGCAGCCGACATGGGATATGACGTTTCCAAGTTTCCGACGGCGTTTGATCCCGCTTCTACTCCGAAACTAATTCAAGCGTATGTTGACGAGTTGACGCCGCTTGAAAAGCAGTTTGACGAAGAAGAGCGCGCTCGCGTTGAAATAGATCGTGAATTCCAGCGAAAACTATCTACGTCTAATCTTAATTTGCGCCGCAAAGAACTTGATTTGCAGCGTGAAAAGTTTGATCGCGAAGGCGACTTCCAGTATTTAGGCCGCGTTGAGCAAATGAAGGCGGCAGCACAGTTTACTGGCAAGGCTTTGGCACAGGCTCAAGCAGAACTACCGGGGGCTATTGAGCAAGCAAACGTAACATTGGCGCTTATCGACGACATGGTTGGAAGGCCACAAAAAGTTGATAAGAACGGCAACGTTCTAGAGGCTGGCACTGCGCCGCATGAAGGTTTTACTGACGCTGTTGGCGCTACTTGGAAACCCGGCGCTCGATTGATTCCTGGTACGGATGCTGCGTCTTTCCAAGCGATGTACGACCAAGCGACTGGTACTGCGTTCTTGCAGGCTTACGACACGTTGCGTGGTGGTGGCGCGATTGCAAACGAAGAAGGCAAAAGAGCCACGGCTGCAATAACCAGAATGAATCTGGCGCAAGACGAAAAGGAATTTATTAAGGCGGCGCGTGAGTTCCAAGAAATTATTAGGACTGGCGTGCGAAAAGCCGAAGAAAAAGCCCGAAGGGGTAGTCAGGCTTCCGGCGGCGGTGAGTCCGTTGGACGCTTTATCATTACTCCAGTTCCATAATAGTCGGGGGCGTTAATGCCAAAGTACCGCGTTAGTGATCCAAACACCGGGGTCACACTTCAACTTGAAGGCGATTCGCCGCCGACCGAAGCCGAACTGGTAGAGATATTTAGTAAATACCAGAAGCCTGCTGCACCCGCGCCCGCACCTGCACAACCGCGTGCGGCGGCGCCGGAGGCCGCAATACCGTCTCGCAGATTGCCTGCAATTGGCGATGTCGGTGATCGCGCAACTGGCTTCCGTCAGCAGGTCGAAGAAACCGGCATGACGCCACAAGAGCGCCAGAGCGCTGTGCGCGGTTTTGCTGGATTTACTGGCAGTTTGCTTGCCGGTCCTGTTCTCGGTTCATTGGTGCGCGGAGCAGGCACGGCGTTCCCTGTTTTGCAGCGCTTTACAACGCCTCTTGCCACGTCGTTGGAGACAGGCGGATTTCGCACCGGCTTACCTGCGACGACTAGTAGAACAACTCGCGCAGTAGTCAGTGGCGCTGGCGGCGCTGGCGCCGCTGGTGGTGGCGCATTGGTAACAGACCCAGAGGCGGTGACTGAGGCTGCCGCTGTGGGAACTTTGTTGCCGCAAGTTTTGCCGCCCGTAGCCAAAGTGCTAGCAAAAGGTGGCGGCGCTGTTGTGGACGCACTCTCTGGGCGCACCCCAGACATGCGCGCTAACGAGTTGATTCGCACTGCCGCTAATAACGAGGTCAATGCGTTGCGGCAAGCAATTGCCAGCCGTCAAATCCCAATGCGGGATGCACAACCCGACGTTCCCGTTAGCAGATTGATTGCAGACTTGGACATGCCTGTGTTGCAAGCATTGCTTGCTCGCGCAGAACAGCGTGATCCGCAACAAGTGGTCAATGCGTTCCGCAAACGCGAATCGCAAGACATCGTTAATGAATTGACCCGTATTGCCGGTGGCCCAACTGCCGAAACGGCGCGTGCTGCCCGCGAAGGAACAAAAGAGTCACTGGCTGGTATCACTGCCCCGATGCGAGAAGAGGCTCTTGCCGCCGCTCGTCGCACGGGCAAAGTAGTTCCAAGGCTGGAGACAATTGCTGCTGAAGCAAGAGAAGAGGCCGCCAAACAAGTAGATATTGTTAGGCGACTTACTCCGGCAATTGAACGCGCAGAGGAATGGGCAAAAAGTTGGAGCAAACTGGCTGGACCTCGTTTTGCTCAACCCGGCGATCTTGCAGCAAGAATCCCCGCTGTAGTTGATAGGGCCGCTCAAGAATCATTGCGTTCAGGCGCTCGCGCTCGTGCTGCTGAAAACACAATTAAAATGAGAACCGAAAGGGGCGAAACGCCAATTACGGTTGGAAAACTTACGTCATCAATTGATTCTGTCCTGCGTAAACCTGACATTGCCGCAAACACGCAAGCAACGACTGCATTAAAGCGTATTAAAAGTATGCTTGCCGATAGAGCCATGGAAAACGGAGTTCTTGATCCTGCTGACGTATACGCTATTAGAAAATACGGCGTATCAAGCGTCATTGAGGAATTAAGCCCTGGCGCCGATATGAGAGCCAAAGAGAAGTTAACCGCAAGGGTATTGACTGAAATCAAGCCGCTACTGACTGAAGCAATCGAAAACGCTGGCGGCAAAGGCTTTGGCAACTATCTTGATAGTTTTGAAAAAGGCATGTCGTCCATTCGCGGCATGGAATTAGCCGATCAAATGCGTAAGTTGTACGCAAAGGGAACGCCAGAGGCTAAAGAGCAAATCATCAATTTGGTTCGCGGTGAATCACCGGAGGCAATTGAAGAACTGTTTGGCTCCGGTCGTTACAAGATTAGTGAAGAAATGGCTAAAGATATGCCATTCCTTACTCAACTTGCCGACACGTTGGATTTGGATCGCAAGGCAGTTCAACAGGCTGCTGCCGGTCGCGCTGCCCTTACTGAAGCGGAAGGCAAGGCCAGCGTTCGCGTTCGACTGCCATTCCTTACTCGTGCCTCCACAACGGTTAACGAGGTTGTGGCTGGACTTGAAAAGAAAATGAAGGCAGAAACGATGGACGTGCTGATCCGCGCCGCGCAGTCAGGCCGCGAGTTTAATCGCGTTCTAAACCAAATTCCGGCTCGTGAGCGAAACGTGTTCTTAAAGCAGTTTAAGAACGCAGAGTCGTGGAACAAGTTTGCTGGGCAAGTAGCGCAGGCGGCGCAGGTTCAAGTGACGAGCCGAGCGGCGAAGGACTATCAAGAAGCGCCTGTAATGATGAACTCGCTTGCTCCGCCTCCCGTTAATCAATTGAGGGCACAGTAATGCTTAAAGGCGCACTGAAATCAAAGACCGTTTGGTGGAACGTCCTGCTGGCCGTCCTTGGCGGGCTGGAGTTGATGGGCGGTCACAT